CTTCTGTGTATTGTCCACGATTTCCTGTGAACACACAATCCGTTGTTGGATGAATCATTTTAACTCCCACATTTTCACAAACATTAGCTAAAATTCTAGGGAAAACAGAGTTAACTTGTATTGCGTTTAAATCACCTAAAGAATCAACCATAGGTTTAATTGTTCCAATACAGTTTATAACGACATCACCTTCTTTTAAACCTAAGTGATATAATTTAGCTTGTAATTCTTCTTGACGAACATTCGCTGCGTCAATTTCATTTCTTGTTACGTCAACAACGTTGAAGTAACTACTTAGGTAGGTACTCATATATCTACCTAACATTCCTTTTGAACCTAAAACAAATACTTTCATATTATCTAAAATCTTCCTCCCAAATATTCCATTTATTATGTTCTTCTCTGATATCATCACCCAAACTTTCTTCTAAAGTTGAGGTTGAGAAGAATATTATTTTTGTATTTTCTTCTAATGATTTGAAACCATTATAATTTCCTGGTGGAATCCACAATATCTTTGGGGATTTATCACTTAACACAAATTTTGAAATTTCTTCAGTTTCCATGTTAACGATACCTACTAAGGCTGACCCACTAGTAACGTATACATATTTACCTTCTTTTTTATGACCATGCCAGGCTCTAATAAAACCTCTTCTGTGGTTCTCCACTTGATAAAATCTTTTAACCCCTTCGAAGTTAAAGTCATTCACAAATCTCACAGAACCTCTGTCATCTACAACAACACCACCGTTTAAAACTTTTGTACTCATTAAAATAATTCGTTTTTTAATTTTTTATCTTTTAAGAAAGCTCCGTTATGGTATACTTTATCTTCAGGGTTTTGTACACGTCCTTCTTTAAACATTTTCATCATCCTAGAAACTTCTTCTTCTACCGTTACTTTAGCTTTATACTTAAAAGTATTCAAAGATTTGGCATTATCAACCCTATAGTTCCTTGCATCTTGAAAAGAAATTTCAGTATAGTTAATTTTAGTTCCTGGGATTAAACCAGCAACTCTTTCACCTAACTCACGAATTACTACATTCTCTTTTGAGAGTACGTAAATACCTTCATATTCTTCTTTACAAGCCTCTGTTACATATTCAGCAATATCTCTAACAGCGATAATAGGTCTCCACTGTTCACCGCCGTTTATTGTAATCTCACCGTCAGCGATAGCTTTCATTGTTAAAACATTAACAACTAAATCCATCCTTAAACGTGAATATGTGTCACCTAAACCAAATACGGTACCTAATCTAAAAATAGTACCACCTAGTTTTAACACATGTTTTTCTGCTTGTAATTTAGTTGACGCGTATGAAGAAAGTGGATTTGTAGAACTTTCCTCGTTTAATAAACCATCTTGTGCTCCATAAACAGAACATGTTGACATAAACACCAAGTGTTTACTTGGGCTAACTACCTCACAAAAGTTTTTAATTGCTTTATAATTAATTTCTTCAGTAAGTTTATGGTCAACACTACAAGCTGGGTCACCAACTAAAGCTGCCATCAATACGATTACGTCGAAATCTTTCGATACTTCGTATAATTTTTCAGTATCTCTAATATCACCATATATGAAAGGGATGTCTTTAAGATATCTGTTTTCATATAATAAGTTATCATATACTGTAACTTCAAAACCTTCTCTAATCAGGGTATCACAGGTGAGTCCACCGATATAACCAGCACCACCTACTACTAAAACTTTTTTCATTATTTCCATTTATTTAATCTTCTATCGTTTTTTCTGTTTACGATAGTTATTCCAGCTGAATCAAACGGTAATGTAATTACATTTAATTCATCTTTATATTCGTTATTTATGATATCAATAATATCTGCAGCATCACCACAGAAATCACCATTTTTATTGTATAAACTTTTAACTGCTGGGTCTGTATCATGCATTAAAATAATACCGAATTCAGATAAACAGTTTAAACTATTCTTAAAATCTCTTAATACGTTTTCAATTCTGTGTGAAGCGTCAATAAAAATAACATCAAATGTGTCTTTATTTTCTTTGAAGAAGTCATCTGTAGATTTTTGATGGAAAACACCAACTCTACTTCTTCTCCTATCTGACATGTCAACACCAACACAATAAGGTACAACTTCAGCAACTACAGAAAAAGTTTTATTTTCATCAACACCCAATTCTAGGTATTTTTGACAGTTAGTTATTTTACACATTTCTTTAATAAAATGACCGTGATTTAATGTTGTGAAATCAATTCCGTTTGTAACGGGATTAACTCCTAGATAAGCAAATTTGTACATTATGAACTCATTTCTCCTTCCTTGAAGTGGTACACTAAAGAATCTAAAGCTGTTTTAAATTCAATACCATTTTCTTTTAATTTTCTTATGAAATTTTGGTCTCCATATTCTTTTATATGACCAAAATTTACACCGTTATGTAGATTACCTTCTGGGTATAAACCAACCTTAACTGCGTTAGATTTATGTAGTAAAATTGGCATGTAAGCACCACCTGGTTCTAACCCATCCATTTTATTAGATTTAGTAAATTGTATAAAACCTTCTTCGTTATAATTGTTTGGGTGATATCCGTAATTACCGATTAAAGCTCGAGAGCCAGTAACATCATTTATGAATGGAGGAAATTTACCTCCAATACGTTCAACCAATTTAGAACCGATAACACTATTGTCATCTATTTTTGAAATTAAATTTGTCAACCAACCAGGGGAAAATCCCATATCACTATTAACTAAACAAATTAATTCAGTTTCAGATTTTAAAATAGCCTCATTCCAAGCTTTATAAACACCATGTAAGTAGTTAGGCCAACCAATACCCATTTCAAAAAGTTCTTGATCACTTTTTTTAGGGTTTTTATGGTCATAAAACTTATAACCTTTAGTTTTTAGATGGTTTAAAACCTCTTCCGTTGCGTCATTAGCAATGAAAAAGAAATCAGCACTACCGTCTTTTAATTCTTCAGTGTGTCGATGTAGTTGGTCATAAATAAAATCCGCATAAAGTGGGGACTTATAAATTAAACTAACAATTGTTACTTTTTTCATATAATGATACCCCTATCCGTTAAGTATTTAGTCCAAGTCTTCTTAACATCGTGTCTACTCCAACCCAATCTAAAGATATCAGCTCTAGGGTCGTTAGATGGTACAAAGTCTTTTTCCATATTATTTAAAATTATTGGTTTCAAACCACAGGCCATAGCCTCCCATTCAATCATATAAAATGGTTGTAACATACCACAACACAATACATAATCAGATGCTGCCATTAATTCTGCCATCACATTTTGTTTAATAAAGGTATAATTAGAATGACCTTCTAAGTGTGATGCCTCACCTGGTGTTTTCCAAACACAGATATAGTGATAATTCTCATTACTCTTTTTAAATTCTAATAAATTTTGGAAACCTTTCATTGGGTGATTCGTACCTCCCCAAAATATAATCTCCTTATCTAGAGGTAAATTATATTTTTGTCTTAGGGCTGTTTTATCTTCAGCTGGTTTAAATAAATCTGTATCAACACCGATTGGTATAATATCAATATTACCACAATGTTGATAATACGGAATGCTTAAATGACTGGCAACAACTCTATAATCAGATTGTTGGGCAGTCAAATAAGTGGTATTAATTTTACCATCCCATTGATTAGAATTTAATTTGATTTTCATTTCTGGCAACAACTCCCAACAAAGTGCGATTGTTGTAACGTTTTTATTAGGGTTGGGTCCTAACGTTGAATATCTTAGAACACCATCACTTTTATTACCACCCATTGGGTAACCATAATTAGAGGTTGGGAATTCTCTTTTGAACCACGTCCAAAAAGTATCTTCACCTAAACCACTAATAACTTCTGCAGATAAATAAACCATTTTTTTATTTTTTAAGTTAAATTATAATACCAATTAAGTAAACTTTAAATTGGCTTTCCATGTGGTTTCCCTCATGGTTTGATTTAATAAATTTCTATTTCTTTCTATTAATTTTACAGCATCTACGTTTTGATAGTTATTAGAACTGTAGTGCCATTGATGTACTACGAATGGACTATTTATGATTTCAATCCTAAGTCCCATTCTACTAATCCTAACTAATATTTCATTATCATCGTAGGCAATACCTTCAGCATACCTTTCATCAAAACCACCCAACTCGATTAAATTTTTTCTATGTATGGCAGAAGCGAAATGATATCTAACAGGTCTGTAAACACTATGATTATACCAACCATCATCACCGTCATGTCTTATAGACCTAGGTTGTGGTTGGATTAGACCTAATAAACCCTCTAAACTTAAATCTTTAATTTTGTATGTAGTATCTTGGTTTATCGAATAACAGGCAAAAGAATAATATTCATTTTCCCTCATTTCGGAAACTTTTTTCAATATATCTCCCACATGTAAACACTCTGGGTTTTGTATGATAACGATTTCGTTTTTGGCCTCTCTAAATCCGATGTTAAACGGAACACAAGGGTTTATATACCATTTACCTTTCTTTTCTAATCTAATAATTTTTAAAAAAGGGAATTCAGGAATTAAATCCTCCAATCTATGTTCGTCATCACTACAATCATCAACAACAATAACCTCAATATCTTTATTTTCAGAATTTTGTATTGTCTTTAAAGTTCTATAAAATAAATCTTTTCGGTTATGGTAGGCAGTAACTATAGATACTGATTTCATATTTTTTCTTTTAAAATTTCAATTATCTTATCAGCTGTCTTACCATCACCCAACCATTTAATATCTCTTTTTTCACAATTTATTAACAACCAACTTTCAGAATATGCCCAACTTAAGTGATTTTTCTCGTTAACATTAATCATAAAAGAACAATTACTTTCAACAGATTCAGGTCTTTCTGTATAATCTCTTGGAACTATTACGGGGGTGTCTAAGATTGCTGGTTCTTCCTGTGCAGTACCAGAATCAGATATAATGAATTTAGAGTGATACACTTGATACAGATAGGCTTTAAAAGGTAATAAACTAACATCTGTAATGTGTGGGTATTTTGACATATCAATACCAAACTCTTTTATATAATCTAAAGTTCTTTTGAAGCCCAACATAAAAACTGGCATTTTATATTTTTGCCCCATGTCGTTAGCATATTCCAAAATATTCTCCAATCTATTTTTATATTTGAAATTTTCAGGTCTATGAATATCTAAAACAATTCTATCACGTAGTTTTGGTTCCATAGGTCTGTATTTTTTGGCAACCTCAACAATTGTGTTACCGACAACAAAAACTGAATCAGGATTAATGTTTTCTTTTACAGCTTTTTCCTTGTAATTGTCATGGTATACAAATAAAAAATCACTACAGTGGTCACAAACAATTCGATTAATCTCTTCTAACATTCTTTTATCGTATGAACGCATTCCTGCCTCAATGTGACCAATTTTATAACCCTCCTTTTTAAGAGGTACGGCAGAGGTTACCGAATTTGAGTCTCCTAAGAATAAGATAATGTCGGGGTTTAAATTTTCTTTACGAATTAATTCGATCAACTTTACCGATAAATCGGCACTTTGATGGAAGTGTTCTTTACCAGGACCCCCAATCTCCAAATTATAGTCAGGTTTACGGATTTCTAATTCATCGAAAAATACGTCCGATAATAACTTATCAAAATGTTGTCCTGTATGGATTAATATATGGTTAAAATTTTCATCTAATTTTTTGAAAATTTCAGACATTCTGATAAAATCAGGTCTAATACCTGTTACGGTTAAAACTGTTTTCATATAAATAAATTTTCTACTTTTTTTACTGTTAATAATTTACTAGGAAGACCACCCCATAAAACTTTCTCAGGGAATTTCCAATTATTATAATGATTTGTAATTCTATCAATATCCCCGTTAAAATTCACTGAGGCCGAACTGTTAGATAGTTTAGTTCTTATATTATCTCTAATATAAGAACCGTGATGCATTTGTATTTCCTCCCTTTTAAGTATTAAAGGTGTACTAGTTGGTGACATTCTTCTTGTTGGGTCAACTAATACTGGAGCTGATGCCCCTAGAACATAAGATGAATCGGGTTTAATTTTAAAAATTAAGGATACATAATATTCTTCAGGTGGATTTAGAGAATATTCCCAAGACTTGTAGTAAGTCTGCATTTGACAATAGGTTGCATCATAATCAATTTTACGATACATCCCGTCTATAATTCTGTTTTTTAAATACTCAAACTCCGATGGAATATAGTATTCATCGGAGTCCATTGACATGTGGTGAGTACATCCAGCTCCTTGGGATAGAGCTAGACCAATATTTCTTTTTTGAATTTCATTGGAATGTCCACCTTTATTAACTTTTGGGACATATTCGAAGAGTTCGTCTACTAACCCTTCTGATTTTAATCTTTCTAAGAGTGGAACCAATCCTGGATTGCAGGGGTTACCAAAGTTAGATGTTGTCTGATAGACTACACTCACATAGTCTACTAATTTTCTGATTTGTTTGATTGATCCTTCTAATAATTCCTCCCCATCGAACACATTATAACTGGCCCCAAGTTTAAATTTATTTTTTGTACTCCCATTTAAATCCATACGCTTTATTTCTATTTCCTAAACAAACATTTGTTATATAACTTACACTAAAACCTTCAGATTTTAATTCCATCTTTAACCATTCTTTTATGAAATTACCGTTTAAATCTTTTTGTATTATTTTATGTTTAGTTAATTTTTCACTTATCCTTTTTTTCATCTCTTCAGAGATTATGTTATTACCTTTTTTTTTGGTACTATAACCTGTTTTACCTTTGTTCCAAGGTATTCTACCTTTTCTGGCTTGACTTAATTTTTTTTTATGTTCTTCCGATTGTTTTACACCTTTCTTTGATTTACTTATTTTTTCGCCTATTTCTTTAATTTTTTTATTTCTTTTTTCTTGTATTTTTTCAACAACCTCTTTTGGTAGTTTAACCCCATACCTATTATTTAACGGTCCTATTTTTAAATCTGATAAAACTTTTTTAAATTCTTCGTTATGTGGTATCCCTTTATTCCAAGGAATTACACCTTTTCCCCAACCATCACCACCTTCTGTCATATTTTTAAGTTCAAAACCCCAACTTCTGTATAAAGAGATATAGTGTTTTTCCCAAAAACCCCATTCATTATTTAAAACCTCATCTATTTCTATAATTTCTGGTTTTAAATTTTTATTATGTAATGATTTAATCCACGCTTCTTTTTTAGTTAAACCACTTTTTTCTTTTAAAGAATTTTTTATATGATTTTTTAATCTATAGGTTAAATCACTAGTTTTTCCTATATACTTAATTAATCCATCTATCGGATCTATTAGACCGTAAATTTTAGTTTTTTCCATATAAAATAAATATTATATGAAACACCTAATTTCAGTTATTTTTAAAAATTAATTTTATACGAAATTCCTAAACGCATTTTGTACATCAGTTGTTGTTAACTGCTTACTTCTTTCCATTAAAGTTTCAAAATCTCTTGCTTTAATGTTATTGAAGTAGTTATATGTTTTTTTATTCTTAAGAATAAATGGGATTAGACGTTTTGTGTAGTCTTCACCCTCACGTTTAAGTTTTTCTTCGTCTTTATTTCTTGTTTGACTTTCATAGTGATAACAAACTGCATTACCAAGGAATATGTTTTCTTTACCTCGATTAATACATTCAATGTTTAATTCAACATCTTCAAAACATTCACGATATGAAGTATTAAAACCGCCAATATCATCGAATAATTTTTTACTAATCATCATGAAAGCAGCTGTATTACCAAACACATTTCTCATCATCGAACTGTGGTAAGTATGGTAAGAACGTAAACCGTGGTGCGTTATACCAATACCCATGTCTTGTCTTACGAACATCATAATACCAGAATGTTGGATTGTGTTGTCCCCGTAATGTAAACGAGCACCGATAGTACCAACAGTTTTCTTATTTTTAAGGTAGGTATCTACCATTAAATCAATAGCATTGTTAATTACCTTAATATCGTTATTACAGAATAACAATAACTCAGTATCTTTTTCAACATGATTTTCAACCACATCGTTATTAATTACAGCGAAGTTATAAAAATCATATTCAACAACTTTTACAAAATGAGCATGATTGGATCTAAATTGTAATCCACTAACATAACTCTTTAACTCTTCTAATTCTTCAGGTGTAGATCCAGTATCAGCTATAATAGTTCTCATAGCGTGACCTAAATAACCACCTTGTCCGTATAGAGATTCAACACATTGTTTAACCAACTCAATATTACCTTTGGTTGGGATGATTATAGAAACTTTAGGATATTCCTTTAAAGGTTTATGTTTAACCTCATATCTAATTTCAGGTTTTATGTTGTGGGGTAATTTTTCTTTATACTTTTCAACGAATTGTTCACGATTTTTTTCCCACTCGTCATTAGTCTTACCGATAGACTTATGAGTGATTTTAAAATCAAACATTACACCTACTTTAACACCGTTAATATGGTTATTGAATGTGAAATCTATATCATAGAAGTGGAACCCTTTAAAAGATTCATCAAATCTTTCTTTAATTCTTTCTTTATGTACAACAAAAAATAAACCATCTAAAATGACGGTTTCTATGATTTCATCTGAAAAATTATTGGAATATCTATTCTCCCAAGTCTTACCTTCATGAGAATGTGAAACAATACCAACCATTTTGGTTGAATCTTGCCACCAACGACCTATTTCAGGCATGTCAGTAGTACCAGCCTTACCTAAAATACCATAATCGGTATTCTTGAAGTGTTTTAAAACCTTTTTACCCCAACCTTCACCTAAGATGATATCGTCGTGACAAAAAACAACTATGTTATTTTTACTTCTATCTAACCCTTGATTGTAACATTCAGTTAGAGAGAATTCACCGTTATTTACGATTTCAATTATCTCGAAATCTTTAACCCCTATTGTTTTATTAACGTGATTCTGAAATTCCTTGTTCGGGGTCCTGGTTGAATAAACGACTGTTATCATCCTTTAATTTTTTTAATTCTTCTATTTTTTCTCTTATCCACATCAAACACCAACCATCATGGTATCCACCCATGGCTAGTTCAACTTTTAACCTGTTAAGTTCCTTTTCTATCTTTTCGTCTATCATCATACGAATCATAGAGTTTCATGAGTTTGTAAAGAACCAATCTTTTCGATTAGTTTATTAATGTCCTTGTCTCTAAAAACAACGACATCTTGGTTTAAACCACCCATATATAAAGTGGCCTCACTTCTTAAAAAGGCATTCCACTCTTCTGTGTAAATGTTGAAGTGGAATAGGTAATCATATAAATTTTCCATTTTTTTATTATTTGTAAAATTAAACTTCATTTAAAATCATTTATTTACCGTAATTATATTTATCGGTTCTTCACATAGAATCGATAAATGACAAGCTGTTTTAATTGCGTCACTAACGGAAGAACCTAGATATAAGGCCGCTAAGGCGAAATCCATACCAGCTCCGATTGCTGCATAATCTTTAATTTCTTTAACATAAAATCCTTCAACTAAGAAAGCCTTACGTTCGAATATGATTATATAACTGTTTGATAATTCGTTGTTTTCTGTTTTTTCTTTATTCCATTGGAAAAAATCAAACATATATTCAGTTATTGCTTCAACACTAGATTCTCTAGGTTTTCTAGTTTTAGAAAAGATTTGAAATAACGCACCTTCTTGTGCATCACCTACATCACCTACAGTCATCCATTCATTTTGGAATAACTTGGCTAATTTATCTTTTTCTTGGGTATACCCCGAAACTAATATACTATCAGCTCCGATAGTAATCTTATCTTTTTCTACTCTAACAGCTACTACTGACATTATTTTTTAGGTTTATAAAATGTATAACTAGCAGTTAATTCTTCTCCTGCTTTAATTTCTCTAATAGTTTCTAAGAAGATGAAATCACCTTCATAGACTACTTTACAATTAGGTTTTTCCGAGTGGTTAAAAAATCCACCTAACGGAGTTCTTGAATAACCATCGGGAAACCTAAAATCTCTAACATGTGTAACTCCAATTCTAAAATTAGGGTCTATATTGTCTAAAGCAAAAAGACCTAAACCTTCTATATTAGAAGTTTTAATGGTTAGATATTCGGGTAATGGTCTATAACTCATTATTTTTTACCTGTTGATCCGAACCCTCCAGTCCCTCTTTCGGTTTCAGACATTTGTAGAAAAACTTGAACTCGACAAATTATTTTTTATTAATAAAACAGTAAAAAGGTAACGTAATGATTTCACTCACTGATTCTAATTCAATCATAGCACCAAAATCATTACTTACTCTAGGTGCGATAACACCTTGTGCAACTCTCTCACCTTGTTCTATGATTTGTTCTTTATCACTAAGGTTAATCATAATAACTTTGATTTCACCACGATAACCACAATTATGTATTAAATAATTATTACAGAATAAATTAGAGTTATTGTTGACTGTTATGTCATAGGTTTCTTTTTTACCTATTTTTTCTATTTTTTGTATTTTACTTAATTTCATCATTTATAAATTGTTTTAGTGTTTCCACATCATAAAATATACGGTAATTTTTATATAAATTAAATGCCGATTCAGTCTTAATATCAACTAACTCTGTTCTAAAACCTTTCATTTCTACAATAAATTCTTTATTGTTAGTAAGTTTTATTAAAAAATCTGGTATATAATTATGATTTATATTGTTATAAACATAAGGTATTTTTATTCCGTGTTTGTTGGTCCAATGTTGGATGTTATCGTTATTATCTAACATAATCATAGTATCCAATTCCAGTGAGGACATGTGATAAAATTTTTCACCTATTTTATTGATGAAAACACCGTTATTGAATCTAATAGTTTTATACCAATTTAAATCTCCGTCAGCATGTTTTTTAGAAATAATTTCGGACATTTTTTCTTTAAAACTATCACTTTTTGTACATCTACCGTCAGATAATTTACTTTTAAGTGTTTCTATAACTTTTTTACGGTATGTATCATCGGACCATTTTTGTTTTGATGATTTGGATATTTTTTCCACTCTTTCAGGGCTTACAACCCATCTTTTAAACTCGTCTGTTTTATAATATTCCGTGAAACCAGTAAACTTACTAGGGTTTAGTATGTGATTATTTTTAGTTATTTCAGACATTTTTTGTTTGAACTCTGGTTTATTGTGTGATACTTTTCTAATATGTGACATTTTTTCTCTAAAATTGTCACTATTCCATTTCAAAGTCTCCCTTTGGGAAATTTCTTTTTTAAACCCTTCCGATGTTACTTGAGCGTTAGGAAATAAACCCAAATAATCCTTTTTAGATATTTTATGTGTGTGTTTTAAATGATCTTTAATACTACATTTTTTTTCCACTCCACATATTAAACATTTTACCATGATACTTAGTATTTAATACATAAATAGTATCGTGGTGATTAAAATGATAACAATAAATCGTCTTCATTTAAATTACAGGCTAGTTTATAACCATTATTAGTAAAAACTTCAGTATTTTCAGTAACCTCTAAGACACCGTCTTCTGTGTGTATTTTTAAAACTTCTTGTACTCCTGTGTTTAATATTTTTACTATAGTATCTTTTTCTATGGATTGTGTATTAACATTGAATGAGAAAATAATATCATCTATTCTAAGATCACCTATTTTTTTATCACCTTCTACTGTTTTAACAACCATGTCTTTAGAAAAACAATCTACTGTACCTAAAATAGCCATAAGGCCTGTTTTAAATGAATGACCACTACGAGGTCTAATTTGTAACTCGTAACCTGTCGGTAATTCAAAATATAATCCTGTTGGGATTAAGGTTCTTTCGAGAGGTTTTAAGGTTAGTTTACCACCAACCTCAGATAATTCAGCTCTTAAATCAAAACCTGAATCACCATCTTTTGCCCAAGTAGGATTCTCATTTTTAGATGTGTTAACAAATTTAATTGGTAATTTGAACGCATCTTTGTCGGCTTTAAATGAATTATTTTTACTATCTAAATCTTCCATTATTTTAATTAAATTATCTAATTCTTTTGCTTGGTCACCACTTATTACTCCTATGGACTTCAAGTGTTGTAATTCTTTAATGTATTCTTTAATATCGTTATTCATTTGAATTGTATTTTTTAATAATTTCAATTGTTAGTTTTATTTCATTTTCACAATACTCAACAACCTTATCAATTTCATTATTCCAATAATAATGAGAAATTTTATCACCCTCAATAGTTGACTCATTTTCTATACCTAATAGATTAGCAACCATAGTTAATGAACTGAAACTTTTGAAACCACCGAAAGTCCAAACATCCCTTGTATCTAGAGCTTTAATCTCCCAAGGTTTAGTTTCATGAGTTGGTAATAGTACTGGTGGTTTTAATCCGTTAATTAGATAACGTTTTCCTAAATAAGGGATGTCGAAATTTTTAATATTATGACCACATAATGTATATTTCTGTGATGCTTTATCTAATACAGCTCTAACTTTCAATAAAATGTCTTTTTCATCACCTCTAAAGGTTGATACTTTAACATTCCCCTCATTATCAAGGGCACCTAAACTCACACAGATAATTTTACCAAATTCTGGATAAATACCTGCACATTTTTCATATAGAAAATTAGAATCTATTCTACCGTTCTCTATCCCACTTTTATATTCAGGAAATCTGTCAGCAAAAGAAAACCTACTATCACTAAAAATTTTAGCAATAATAGGGTTCTTGGATTCTAAATCTGAAAATGATTTTTCTTGTGAAGCAGTTGCTATTTCAATAAACAACAACTTATTTAAGTCAAAATTTGATTCTTCTAATGTACTTGTTTTACTTATTTTTAACATTGTTATGCGTTTGCATTAGATGTAGTTACCTAAAATTATTAATTTCTTCTGTCAATTTTTTGACATTTTTTTCATTACTGGTCATGATTTGTTTATACCAAGAAGCTCTTGTTTTGGTTACAACATCGATATGATATTTTTTAACAACAGTATCATAAAGATTTTGACCCATTCTTTCAACCATATGTGGGTTTTTCTCTAAAAATTTAATGGCTTTAAACCAATCTTTATGATTCTTAGTTGAATCGACAAGGATTGCATTACCATTCTCATTTATTGTACCACCATACTCAATTACATTGACTAAATCAATAGTGTATGGTCCAAAGTTCTGTGCAATTAAGGCTTTCTTGTGGAAACCAGCCTCGATAACTTTAAGTTGGGATTTACACTTATTAAAGATATGGTCCTTAATTGGTGCCAACGAAATATCGAACATATTATAGTTTGAGGCGTATGTTGTAATCGGTTTAGTCCACACTCTTCTATAATTTTCGTTATTGTCTTTATATTCATTATCTTCATCCTGATTGTATTTCAACAAATGTTTTTTATATTCAGGACTGATAATTTTATAATTGTCGGTAAACATTTCTTCATAACGACACCAAACACTTTCTTGTGGTAAAATCTTTCTTGTTCTTTGTTCACCTGTTTGTGGGTTTGTTTCTGTGATATTACCTCTTAAGTCAAAACCACAAAGAACTAATTGTGAATCCTCACCTTGAGGTGAATGCATCCATTGATTCAAACCTTGTCTAACAAGTTCTAAGTCTCTTAAGTGGGAAGAACCACCTAACCAACCAATTCTCATTTTTTTATTACTGATAACTTCTTTCTTTTGGAACTGTTCTTCAGATGGGTCAATAGCGTTAGGAATTACAACAACATTTTTATTGAACTTAGATATTTCTTGAGCGAATATTTTAGTAGTCGTTGTTACATAATCAACAACCTTTAAATTGGCTTTAATTTTTTCATCAATTTTAGATTGTTTCAATAATGGGTATGCTGGGTGATCCATAGTAGGCATCCAATAATCATCTAAATCCATGATTGTGATAATACCCATACCTTTTAATTTATCAAAAATCTTTTTAGCATGTTCATCATAAACAGGTTGTAACTGACCATTTACAATGTCACTTACAGTTCTATGGAAATGTACAATATGGAATTGTTTTAAATAGTTATCATCATTCCAATGAACACCATCAGTACCTGCTGTTACTATATCAATGAAAAAATCATCAGGAAATAATTCATGTAATTTTAAGTGTGGGTCGACTGACCTAAATTTTGATACCCCACTTCTGTCTGAAGGTATTACTAAAACTTTAATTTGACTCATATTAATTCTTAAATTCTTATTATTATAAAATAAAAAACCCTCTACAAAAGTGAGGGTTTTTTAGTTTTTTGTAAAGGTTACATTATTTTTTTCCTTTAGGAGTACCTTTCTTGCCTTTACATCCACAACCTTTTTCCATTTTTCTTTTTTTTTAATTTAGATGTTATCCTTTTCTCTTTGGCATTGGCATTACGGTACCAGAAAAGATAGTGTTACCTGCCTTAAATTGAACATTTTCTTTAACCAAACGAGATTCAAAGTAGTGTTCGATAATTTTAGGGAGAGCCTTTGTTATTTCTGAAGCTATTAACTTTCTTAAATATTTTTCGTCAACATTAACTGGTTCAGATATTTGTTCTTGAATTACCCTCTTTTTTTGTGTTTGTGTTCTTCTTACGGGTTTTTCGTACATATCAATCTCATCTTCCTCACTGTAAGTTGAATGATTTTCTCTAACATCACCTCTTAATTCTCTAATAGCATCTTCATCTACATCCATTCCCATAAAATCTGGTTGTGGGATTGGGTTTTCTAACATTGCCTTTTGAATTGCTGGAGGTAATTTAGAACTTGTAACTCTTTGATTGTACATCTCAGAGCCGACATCTTTTTTAATTGATGTTACATTCTCCGATACCATCATGTTACCACCTGAATGTGCCATACCAGCTTCTTCTGCGGTAATTAATTTAGTACCATCGATTTGATCGTATAGACCTGCTGATTTCGATTTTTTGGGTGCCCCGTTATCAAACTTTTCAGCTGCCTTATCTATTTGTTTGGCCTTTTTTAATATTTCTAATAATTTTGGATCCATTAAAACCTTGCTTGTTTATATATTGTTATCATACTTCTATCACCTCTAGGGTTATATTTCGGTATATTTCTTACTCTGTCTGAAATTGGTGTTCTAAAAGGTAGTTCTCCAGTTTCATCCCAATCTAATATTCTATCCAATCTAAAAGTTTTCCATCCTGGTTGTTCAGTATCGGTAACACCTTTATATTGGTAGGCACGTAAAATTGGGTTGCCTGCAAGTGATAGTCCTAGTACATAGGGTTCAATAAATCTCTCCCCTGGTGCTTCAACCTCATCACCACCATAATTTATTCTAACACGGTTATGGTTTGTGATTGCTCTCTCCACTTCTGACCTGTAGGCAGCTTCTAAAATAATCTCATTTAGAAGAGAGTAAAGTTTCATTTTACCAATGTTGTTCAGGATAGTTTTTATTGTAGTAACCCATACCTGGTTTATATTTGTTACCAGATGAATAAACAAGTGTGTTTTTAGTCATGATATCAGTCTTAGTACCAACCTGATTATTCATTTCACCACGTCCATGTTCATCCATGTTACTTAAAGCGTTAAGGTGTTGAGCACCATATCTATCATTATCATTATCCTTATAATCATTAAGGACAGTTAATTTTAGACGTTCAACATCAGCTGTTTGCTTTAAACTAGGTAATTGGTTTAAAACACCACCTGGTCCCATATCCTGAACACTAGCGTTGTCAGTAAGAACTGGTGAAATTACTTGTCTGTGTGCCATAATTCTTTGTTTTTATCGAAAATGTTTATTAAGGATTCCATCATTCTCATTTCTTGGATTCCTCTATTATCATAAATATGCCTTGATGAAGAACTTATTTTACCATTTTTAACTTTAACATTGTCTGTTGAGATTCCGTCTTTAGTATGTGTCTTCATATATTGATTTTGCATACCCGTATTCTTCTTAGCCTCTTTAGGGTTTTTAATTGCCTCTCTAGCTTTATTTAAACTATCATTAACCCAAAATCTCATTTTAGAACCACCATTAAGAATAAATTCGGTATCTTGTTTCTTATCATCCATGTCTTTAACTCCAGCTGTTTTATGTGAATCAAAAAAGTTTTTAATTCTTTTTAATTCTTCATAACTAACTTTTGGTGTGTTGACTAGATTTCTAAGTCTTTGATAACCTTTTTGGTTTTTATCACCTTTGTAGGCATTTAAAGTTTTTTTGAGGTGATTTTGTAATTCCTCAGGTATGTTCCAAGTATATCCCTGTAAAGAACTATTTGCCATTATCTTAATTTTTTTAACATTTCTTGTTTATATTCGTTAGGAATATCTACAGTACCAATATTATTGATTAAGAAATTAAGAATAATTCCTTTTTGTTCTCCACTTGCTTGATTCTTCTCAATGATGTCAATTAAGTTTTTAACTTTTCTAACTAAAACAGGGTTTTCTTCAATAACGTCTATATTTGGAATTCCGTTTCTACGAATTTCACCGTCTGATTTAATCTTATTCAAAACATCTTTAGAGAAATTTTTAGAAACAATATCCTCAACATATTCCTCCATTTTAGCTTTTGATGCCTCTTTAATTCTTTCTTTAGTTACCTTATCAATCATTTTATCTCGATAAGAATCATTACCCTTTTTTTCGGGTATGTTATGAGAAGGATTATGTTTTAAAGTTTTCTTAGACTTTTCAACCTTTTTTCTCATTTTATCTCTATAACTTTCTTTTTCATCCTCCATATAATCACTAGTACTTTCATCATCACTAACTGTTCTAGCAATACCAGCCGCACGTGCTGGAAGTGGTACTAAACTGTACGGAAATTTTCTATATCCTTGTTGACGTGTACTTTGAACTGTGGAATTTTTTAATTGATCACCATCTTCAGGGTTGAACATGGGGTCCATAGTACTATTAGAGGCAGATTTGGCGTTATCAACACTTAATTTAACATTGTTACCACCAATTCTAACACCATCTTTATCTACAAATTCATTTATCCAATTAATCATGTTAAATTCTTTTCTTATAAATATCAAAGAATTTTCATTTATTTTATTGGTTTTCTTGAATTTCAGGAATTTCTTTAAAACGGTCTCTAATCATATACTCGGAAGAGATACCCTTACTTCTCCAAAATTCAACCTCACCATCACTCATAGTCATTAATTCTTCAAGTGTATCTTGGTCTTCAGGATTTGTTGGAATACCACCTACTAATTCTAATTCTTTTGAAGTGAAGAATTGTTTTAACTCAGGATTATCGATGATTAACGATTCTCTAACGTGGAGTGGGAATACAACCAATAAAGGTTCTACTTTCTTGTTGAAAGCTTCAATATATTTTGGAACATTATAGTCACCAGTTAAATCAGGATTCTTTTTAATTTGTTCTTCTGTGATTAAATAACAATTAAATTTAAGTTCTCCTTCAGGTGTTTTTTTAGTTTTACTAAAAGATATATCCGCATGTGATTTACGAGTACCATTATTAACGTAATATAAAGTGTCCCCTAAATTAACATGTACTTGGTCACGAATAATTAATTCCATGTGTGCTTGTCTAGGTAAATCTCTACCGTTTTTATCTAAACCTCTTTTAAGGTAAGACTCAACAGTTTTTTTAACCTTTGATTTGTTAGCAATATCAACTAATGGGATTTGTTTATTGTAAATTTTCTCTAAATACTCATAATAGAAATCAACAAATTCCTTACCCTTACCGTCTAAAAGTAATCTGATACCTTTAGCTAAGAACTTCTCAATATATTTTGGTATGGTTTTACCTTTGATTGTATTACCTGTTAATTTTACTTTACCACCTGGTTTTAAAATGGCGTAATTCTTTCTTGAAAAGTTTACAGTGGCCTCCATAATATCGTCGATATCAAGACCCATAGCCCCGAACATATATCTTTCATTATATTCAGCAACATCAGCATCAATACCTTCATAGACAACATCTTTCTTAACAAAACGATGTAATCCTTTACCTGTATATCTTCTAGTTTCAACATCATCAGGACAAGAGAAGTTAACACCGTCAGTATCTAATACTAATGGTTTGTAACCCCTATCCATAAAGAATTTAATCATCAAACGTAAATACTGACGACCTGTACAAGTAATTTGTTCACCAATATCAATATCACCCCAAGGGAAGATATAAGGAGCGGAAATAGAACCGAAGGCAGAGTTATTTAAAATCTTAATCGGTAATTGTTTTTTATCATACATTGAAGCCATTCTAGCATTACCTGCTGCATTAGCCTCATTCATTAAACCTTTATATTTGTTACGAGTATCAGATAGATATTTTAACATAGCTCGTAAAGCACCCGTGATATCACAATCAGGAAACACTTCATGAGTTAACTGAATCGATGGATAAAGTGATGCGTAGTCAAACTTAGCAACTTTTCTACTATAACCTAAGTTTAATAACCTCGATAAACCACCAACGAAATCACGTTTTGGTAACATGTCAGGGAGTGCTAGGTTATTTTCATAAGACCAAGCCATCATCAATAATTTCCACATTGTGGCCGTACCCATTGTGATTGAACGACCAAATGTTGTTGGTACCAAAGCCGCCGTTAAGAAACCGGCTTGTGTGTAGATATCATCAACTTGTTCGGTTTCTAACAAGTCATCCGTTAAGTATTCTGTAATTAAAAAACGACCATCAACAACTTCCCATCTATCCTCATAACCATCAATAACAACTATTTCACCTTTTTTATTTTCATGTGTTTTAGGTTCTGGTTTAATACCATCTAAATCATACCACTGTCCACTTGTTGGGTTATAGTTATAATTTTTATTTTCAACCCACATTCTACCCAATTGAGCACCATCTACATATACACGAGTAGGTCTTTCTACTTTTGCTTCTTTTGCAATATATTTCAAACCAGCTTCACGAATATTTGAGTTAAGAGCTTGCGCTTGTCTAACTCTGTGTAATGTATCTAAAATATTAGTGCCCCACATTACAGTTTGTTCATACTGTTCAAGTTCAGCACCTAATTTTAAACTTGCCTCTTTTCTTTTTAAATCAATTAATGGGTGTTTGGTTTTAGCTACCTTGGTAATATCCATTCCAAGAAGTCTTGCTCGACCTAGAATATAATACCAGTCAAAGTTCTCAGAGTTATATCCTGTAATAATTGAAACATTACGTTCATGGATAATATCAAAAAACTTTTTAATCATGTTACGTTCACACTCTTCTGAATGTTTCTTCCCATTCTCATCGTATGAATCAAGAATTGTACGGAAACCACGGTTATCTTTAATACCTATTAAGAAGATATGTCCTTCTTCTGGGTCTAAAGACGTGGTCTCAATATCGAATACTAATTTGTGAACTTCTGTATAATCCTCAAATCCTTTAAACAAACGTTTACCTGTTTGAATCATAAATTGTTCAATAGGTTGTACCATTTGAATTAAGTCTCTTCTTTTCCAAGGGTCTAATCCACCTCTTTTAAAGAAATTAACTAAATCACGATAAGTACCTGAACTTTTTACTATGAATTTAAAACCCTCTTCAAGACGTTCATTATCGTCAGTTCTAAGTTTCTCGGTGAAAATACCGTACTTCTTAGCCTCTTTACGCATTTTCTCTACGTCATCACCATAAAATCCACTACCTCTTAAAGATTTTGTCCATAAGAATGGTGTAAACTTTTGTGTTTTAATCATCTTACCCTTTTTAGGGTCGTCAATAATAGTATAAACTCGGTTGGATTCATCTACTGACCAATCGTCTGTTTGGTCAAGTTCTACAGCCACTATATATTTTTCGGAGTCGTGGCCTTCTAAGAACACCTTAATATCTTCAGGTGTTGCCTGTATAATTTTTTCTTTCTTACTCATATGTCTTTATCTTTTTTGGACAGGGTAAAGATTTAACCGTTCGTAATTTTATTTTAATCATAAATATTTATTATATATGAGTAAACGGTTAACAAAAAATGATTTTATATTAAAAGCTAAAGAAAAACATGGGGATAAATATGATTATTCTTTAGTGGTTTATAAAAACAATAAAGATAAGGTTGAAATCATTTGTCCCATTCATGGTGTTTTTAATCAAAGACCTAAAGATCATATGAGAGGTGATGGTTGCCCCAAACATAAAAATCAGGGTGATAAATTATCTCACAATAATGATATTTTCATAGAAAAGGCTAAAA